TGCTGGTAATGGTGGTTCAGGTGTTGTTATTTTCCGTTATACGAAAGCGCAGGTAGACTAAATGGCACATTGGGCAGAGGTTAATGAGAACAATTCTGTTGTTCAAGTTTTAGTTACTGATTCTAATGATCCAAATGGTGATGAAGGTTACCAATGGTTACTAGATAACCTTGGAGGAAGATGGATTAAAACATCTTACAACACAAAAGAAGGTGTCCATCTAACAGGTGGTACACCTTTAAGAAAGAATTTTGCGGGCGTTGGATATACATATGATCCAGTACGTGATGCTTTCATACCTCCTAAGCCTGAACCAATTACTTTAGAGTCAGGAAGAGTCTTTGATTGGACACTTAATGAAGAAACTTGCGTTTGGGATTTGAATACAGTATCCTCCAAGTAAATTATAGGAGGTATTATGAAAATTATCTTTACTGATATTCACAATCCTGACGGTGTTTTAGAGAAACCTAAACCCGCTAAAGAATATATACCTCAATGGTATAAAGATGCAAAGTCTTACAATAATCCTGATAACAAAAAGGAACCTTCTTTAGTAGGAATACCATATGCAACCGTCAAAAGATGTATGCCAGTTTGGGATATGATGACTGCAGGTTACATTATGGAAACACCTTATGACATCTATATCCGTCAAACTCCAGAAGGCCCTCATTTTCAATGGGGATCAAATGATGCAATAGTATTTCAGGCTATCGAGCAATTTCAAAACCATCCTTACTCTAGAGATATAAATTATGCAGTAAGAATCAACATCCCTTGGAGTATTAAAACTCCTAAAGGCTGGTCCATTATGGTAATGGAACCGCAACACCACGAACTAGGCCCGATTACTTGCGCTAGTGGGATTGTAGATACTGATGATTTCTCTATTCCTTTTAATATGTTTTTGAAATTACGTGATCCAAATTTTGAGGGCTTGATTCCTGCAGGCACACCGTTTCTTCAAATTATTCCATTTAAGCGTGAAGCTTGGGAATCTATTTTAGGTGGAGAAAAAGAAAGAAACAAATTTAATTCTGATTTACATAAGTTTGGCAGAACATTCTTTGACCGCTATAAGAAATTGTGGTGGCACAAGAAAGAATATAAGTAAAACTTAATAAGCATTACCACCTGAGTACGTGGCTAAACTACTCTACTTTTATGCGACAAACCCAATCAATCAAGGAGTAATCAATGCCTTATGGCGACGACATTACCGAGGGACTGGTCTATACCCTTTCCAATCCAGCAGGTGCCACTAATTACTCATCAACAGGTGAAGCCTACGATATAGCAATCGCAGGGTTACCGTTCTTTCTGTTGAACTCTGATGATTCACCATATCGTCGCGTAACAGCGCAGTATCGTAAGCAACAGATTGACCAGACCCGTGAGCCTGGTGAGCAGACACTGACTGGTTGGTGGCTACGTAGCCAAAGCTCTTTCCACTATGGACAAGGCATCAAGTTCTTTGAACCTATCCAAGATGAGTCGCTTCGCTTCCAGTACACAGAGTCTAAAGGTATTGATGTCTGGACTAAGGGACAGGCAACACTACTCAAGCAATCAGATAGCCAACACATCACCACAGGTGGCATCAGAACTGATGGTCGTCCGTGGCAACTAATGCGTTCTATCCAATGGGACAAGAACAGCAATACTTACAACGGTGTGCTGCTTGTTGATGAGTTTGATGTAGACAAGATTTTCCCAGCAATTACAGTATCTATTAACAACAAGGCCCTGACTTCTAACGTGGCAACGCTAACTACAACTGCAGCACACGGCCTATCTACTGGTATGCAGATTACTATTACTGGTGTGGATGCTACCTTCAATGGTGAGTACCGCATCACTGGTGTACCTACAACCACTACTTTTACCTATGCTAAAACTGCAACTAACGTTGCATCTACTGCTGTATCTCCAGTAGGTACAGGCGTTGCCGATGTTATTCACTTCGTTGACTACACATCAGGAACTGACTACGCAGTACACGCACTCTGCGATGATGGTGTCTATGCCTATTGGGTTACTAACGTACTCAATGCTGGAACTCCACGACTAAGAGTATATAAGAAACTACTATCTGACGATAGCACCGTATCACCAACTCTAATGATTACTGAAAACAGCATCACTGTAACTAACGCTGTTATGGAATACACCAAAGAGCGTATCGTAATGTGTGTCAACGATAAAGTCTATGAGTTTTCTAGTAGTGCGACATCACTACCAGCAGCGGTCTATTCACACAATGACCCAGATCATATCTTTACTAGTATTACATCTAGTGGTGCGGCTATCTACATCTCAGGCTACTCAGGTATCCAGTCCAACATCTACAAGTTTACCTTGTCTACTGCTGGTGCTATGCCTACCCTGACCAGTGCTATCACTGCAGCAGAACTACCAGTAGGTGAAATTGTATTTAAGATTGCTTACTACCTTGGCAATATGGCTATTGGTACTAGCCAGGGTATGCGTATGGCAGATGCAAGTCAGCTTGATGGCTCCATTACATACGGTGCTTTAATCTTTGAATCAACTCAACCAGTCTATGACTTTGGTTTCCGTGACAGATACATCTGGGCTGCCTCTGGCGTTGATGGTCAGGTTGGTGTGACTCGTGTAGATATGGGTCAACCATTAGGTAACCTTCAGTTCCCTTATGCCTATGACTTGTATAACCCAGCAGACACAGTGCTTAGTTATACAACAGCCTGTGCTTTCCTGGGTGATACTAACCGCTTAGCATTTTGTAATGCTGGCAATGGTGTAGATGGTGCTATCTACATTGAGTCTGCTTCTACTTTGCTAGAAGAAGGATTCTTACGTACAGGTTACGTCCGATATAACACACTAGAACTCAAGATCTTTAAGCTGATGCAGGCTCGTGTTGATACTACCAATGGTGGTCTGTTGATTGACTCCATTGACTATGCCGATAACTTCTATCGCATCGGTACCTTTGCTCAGGAATCTACTGTGCCAGAAGTTAACATCAACTATCCTCAAGCATCACAAGAATACCTCGGCTTCCAGTTCACACTGACTCGTTCATCTACTGATGTTACTAAGGGTCCATTGTTTACTGGTTACCAGATTAAGGCACTGCCTGCTATCCCACGTCAGCGTTTAATCCAGTATCCATTGTCTTGCTTTGACCACGAATCAGATCACTTCGGCGTTGAGGTTGGCTTTGAAGGTTCTGCCTATGACCGTATGTCACAGCTTGAGTCTATTGAAAACGTAGGTGACACCATCCGCGTTGAAGACTTTAGAACTGGTGAATCATACATCGGACTTATCGAAGAGCTTGACTTTAGAAACGCCACCCCTTCAGATAAGCGATTCTCTGGCTACGGTGGAACGCTCCTAGTAACCATTAGGACGGTCTAATGCAGGCACAAGACTACGCAACAGTAGCTGTTGCAGTATGCACAATCATCGGTGGTTTTACTGCAGCAGTGCGCTGGTTAGTTAAGCATTATCTTAATGAGCTCAAGCCCAACTCTGGTAGTTCATTAAAGGATTCGGTTACAAGATTGGAGCGACAAGTTGAAGAGATTTATCGCATCCTTCTTTCTCGCAATAACTCTTAGCGGTTGCGGTTATCAAGGCTGGGTTAGGTATCCCTGCCAAGAGTTTGAGAACTGGGAAAAGCCTGAGTGTAACCCTCCGCAATGTGAAGTAACTGGCACCTGTTCCTCCGACTTATTACCAGAGGTATTTGATGGCAAGAAATAGATATACCCCAGAAGAACTACACGCTAGATTGATTGTCATTATTGGCATCATATTAGCGTTGGTATTTGCTGGCTCAGTCTTTGCCCTGCTATGGGCATTGGTATTTGTAACACAACCAATGAAGCAAGCACCTAATGATGCAGCCTTTATTGAACTTGTATCTACCCTGACTGTGTTCCTTACTGGAACCCTGGCAGGAATCGTATCTGCTAATGGACTCAAGAGTAAGAAGAAGGAAGATGAATCAAGATGAAACCTGTTGCAAAGAAAGCCACGCCTGCCGCTATTGCTGTCCTTCGACAAGCCACAGCGATATGTCCACTACGCAAGAAGGCTTCGGATGGACTATTGCCGAGCAAGGCACACATCCATCAGAATCCTAATTCAGATCATAATACTGGATATGGTGTTGATCTAACCCACGATAAGTTGGGTGGCATTGATTGCTTTAATTTATTTCAGCAACTCAAAGCAGACAAGCGTGTTAAGTATCTTATTTTCCAAGGCAAGATCTGGTCAGCAGATCGTGCATCAGAAGGTGACCGCGAATACACAGGGTCAAACAAACATAACAAGCATCTTCACATCTCAATCAAAGAAGGATGTGGAGACGACACTTCCCCTTGGTTCCCTTGGTTGGGCAAGCCAAAGGTTGTCGGAAAGGTTAAGGCAGCAGTTAAGCCTTTACCAAAGAAGAAAGAACCAACAAGTCCAAAGGAGTAACAATGGATAAGAACAAGTTAAAGGCAATGGCAGCAACGTATCTACGTGCTGGTGTTGCATCAGTAATCGCTTTGTACCTTGCAGGCGTGACAGATCCAAAGGCACTAGCATCAGCAGGTATCGCTGCTATCGCAGGCCCATTGCTAAAGGCATTGGATCCTAAAGCTACAGAGTTTGGTCGCAAGGCCAAGTAAGAAGTAACTGCGAGGCGAAGAGGCTCACTCCCTACGGGGGGTGGGCCTCTTTTTTTATGCCATTTTGTCGGCAGGGCAGGGGACTGTGACTAGATTTCCACAGTTCACACAGGTTCCATCAAGGAACCACCAGACCAACTCGTGGTCTTCAAAGCTGGCCATAATCTGAAAGACCTGCGAGCCACAGGTACATACGTGAACAGGGCCTAATGCCCTTAAATCGGCTCCAAAGGGCTTAGGAATGCCACTCCAGAGGCGAGGTAAGGACAGTCTGGGTAGGCGGATTCGCATACAATATGGTAACTGTAGGCAGGTGTCGTGTGACCAGCGACACGCCGTTACTGGTAGCCTTGGTCTATGACAACAATCGTAGGTGTAGAAGGAATTGATTACGCAGTTCTTGTAGCTGACTCTCAGATCACAGAAGATAATCTAGTAACCCTTGCTACATCTACTCCAAAGATAATTGAGGTAGGTAAGTTTCTCATTGGTATCTCAGGGGATACTAGACCTGGTGACATCCTTGCCTACAACTGGAAGCCACCGCTCTATCGTGGTGAAGAACCAGCACAATTTATGGGCAAGAAGATTATCCCAAGTATTCTCACAACATTTAACGACAACAACTACGACTACAATAAGGTGGACAAAGATGGTGGCTTCGATTATCTCATTGCTTTTAACGGCAATATCTTTCGCATTGCTTGTGATCTCTCTTTTTTCCAAGCAAATCACGGAACGTACGGCATTGGTTCTGGTGGTCAGCTTGCTCTTGGCTATCTGTATTCAGCTATCAAGCCTGATGTTGACCTAGCCTACGCAAAGAGACACGCCCGTAGAGCGGTAGAGATAGCTTCGGTTCTTGACGCTAACACGGGTAAGCCTTTACAGTTGGTGGTCCAGGAAAGGATGTAGTTATGGAAATCAAATCAATAGCAATGACAGATGAATATTCTGCACACTATTTTTACGAGATGGGTTGGAAGGCTTGCAGGCTAGCTTACAAATTACACGAAGAGGCTAACAATGACAGCGACTGATCCAAAGGAACTGCTACTCAATGCACTACGTGCAGGTGATGCAAAGCGTTCACGCTCTACGCAGGTACAGATTGGTCCATCAGAGTTAGGTGGTTGCCGTCGTAAGGTTTGGTACAGACTGAACGATCAGCCTGAGACTAATGATAACGAGATGAAGCTCGCTGCAATTATGGGTACTGCTATCCACGCTGCTATTGAAGAAGCGTTAGCAGATAACAAAGATGTTCTCATTGAAACAGAAGTTGAATACAATGGGATGAAGGCACACATTGACTGCTATGTACCAGGCACAGGCGATGTGATTGACTGGAAGACAAGCAAGGTAAGGAACCTTTCATACTTCCCATCAACACAGCAACGCTGGCAGGTACAGACCTATGGTTATCTACTAGCAAAGAATGGTCACGATGTAAAGCGTGTATCGTTAGTAGCTATCGCCCGTGATGGTGATGAGCGGGATGTCAAGGTACACACAGAAGATTACAACGAAGCAATGGCACTAGAGGCATTGAGTTGGTTAGAAGCTATCAAGGCATCAGAGGTAGCACCAGAGCCAGAGCGAGAAGAAAACTACTGCCAACATTACTGCAAGTTCTATGACGCAAGTGGGCAGTTAGGATGCGTTGGTCTAAAAAAAGAACGTATCGCTAGTGAAGAGGTGTTAATCCAGGACAAGGATGCCTCAACCAATGCGATGAAATACTTACAATTAGATGAGAAGATCAAAGAGTTGACAAAGGAAAAAGATTCACTAAAGTCTGCTCTTGAAGGTATTGCTGGAGTTACAGATACAGGTATCCAAGTACGTTGGAACAAGATAGCTGGACCTACATCAGTAGACAAAGATGAAGTACTTGCTAAACTTGGCTTCGTACCAACTAAGCAAGGTGCAGATTCATTACGGTTAACAATCAAACAATCTGGAGGAAAGTAAATGGCTGCAAACGAAAACACAAAGTTCCAAGTTAACTTCAAGACAAGTAGCGGAACACTTATTAATCTATATGCAACTGACATTAAAGATCTAGAGACTGGTCTTACTGACCTATCAATGGTTGCATCACTTATCAAGACTACCGATGCTGAACTCAATGGTGGTAAAACACCAACTCCAACTGCTGAATCAGTAGCACAAGCTTTCAATGCAACACCTGTTGCAGCCCCTTCTGTTGTTGAAGGTCAAGCACCTAGCTGTAAGCACGGTGTAATGAGTTTCCGTACAGGTACTTCTGCTCGTGGCCCTTGGAAGGGCTGGATGTGTGCTGCACCAAAGGGTGCCACAGACAAGTGTGCAACTATCTGGGCATAGCAGATGCGGGAACCACACGAGTTTGAGGTTCCTTTATGTGCTCAAGTAGGTGGCGATCTCTTCTTTCCTGACAAGGAAAACGAAGGCAAAATGGTTCGCCTAAGTATTGCATCAGCTAAATCAATCTGTCGTGGTTGCCAGCACATTACTGAGTGTGCTGAGTGGGGTATCCGTAAGGAACGTCACGGTATCTGGGGTGGACTCACCGATGGTGATAGACGAAAGATACGCAAGGCAAGACACATAATTTTGAATGAGGAGAATAGTGCTTAAACTTTCCCGCGCTTGGAGTGGAGTGACCACAAAGGCCACGCCACTACCTGATGTGTGGAAGAACTTAGTTAAGCAATCTATAAAGTTTCGTCGCGGTCAAGTCTGTATGGTAGCTGCAGCACCTAATGCTGGTAAGTCAATGTTCGCATTGATCTATGCAATCAAAGCAAATGTGCCTACGCTTTTCTTCTCTGCCGATACTGACACCGCAACTGTAATGATCCGTGCTGCTGCACACCTATCGGGCCACAGTCAAGTTACTGTGGAACACAACATAGAGAAGCAACAAAATTACTACGTACCACACTTGGCTAAGACATCACACATTCAGTGGGTCTTTGACTCCAGTCCGTCTCTTGATGATATTGAGATGGAGATAAAGGCTTACGTTGAACTCTATGGAATAGCTCCAGAGCTAATTGTCATAGACAACCTAATGAATGTGGCTGCTGAAACAGACAATGAGTGGGCAGGGCTACGTGCAATTATGATGGAGTTGCACGATATGGCACGCAAGACAGAGGCTTGCGTCTTAGTACTCCATCACGTCAGCGAACAAAGCGAGTATGGTTCTCCTATGATGCCTCCACCTAGAAGAGCCATCCACGGAAAGGTAAGTCAATTACCTGCTTTGATACTGACATTAGGTTATGATCCGTCACAAGGTTTACTGCGGATGGCTTCGGTTAAGAACCGATTTGGTCCACACTTTGCTGATGCTTCTCAATGGGCATCACTATTTGTAGACTTTGCATCTTGTCAGATAGGTGATGATGATGCACAAGGTAGAGCTTACCTTCGTAGTGCGGGGGAGGAGAGTACCTATGGTCAAATCTAAATACGCTTTAACAATAGAAGAGGAAGCTACTTGTGTTGAAGTTGGATACCAAAGACAGAGGCCATATTTCGGTGACCCAACAAAGAATATCAATTACTCAGAGGGTGACCTATGGGAAACGTGGCAACACGTTGTGTGTGCAGGATCAGAACTTGCATTCGCACGTATGGTTGGTAAAGATAACTTCACTCCACATTACAATAAATGGAAATCAGAACTTGACATCCCAGGATTTGGAGAGATCCGTTACTCGTTCCCACCAGTAAGGGGAATGCGTTACTCAACTAGAGACGACGACAACCTTGTATATGTATTAATGTCTGATGGTTTATGTCACAAGACAAGACGTGTTGCGCCTGAATGGAAGGGTCCTGAGTACACAGCTATTGGTTGGAAACTTGGATCTGAATGCAAGCGTGATGAGTGGAGATATAATGACAGGACTTGGTATGTACCAGTTGCTTACCTTAATCCTATGGAAAGTTTAGTATTCAATGGCTAATAAAAACGGACGCAAAGGTTCTCAGTTTGAGACAGATGTGATGAAATGGTTACGCAGTAAAGGCGTAATAGCAGAACGTCTGACCAAGGCTGGGGCAAAAGATGAAGGTGATATGGTTGTTATCATATCTGGAGAAACCTACATCTTAGAACTCAAGAATAGGCAGACCCTTTCCCTGCCTGAATTCTGGAGAGAAGCACAAGTTGAGGCGCTTAACTATGCACAGGCACGGGGTCTTGGGGAAGTTCCTCTGTCTTACGTCGTAGTTAAGCGTCGCAACGCTTCAATAGATCAAGCTTGGGTAATCCAAGACCTAACTCAATTCCTAAAGGAGAAACAATAATGCCAGTACCAGGTGGAGAAATAACAACAACAGAGATACTTGTACCAGTAGTAGAAGAAGTAGTTGAAGAGGTAGAAGATGATTTGCCAGAACTGTCATAAGGCAGGAGAAGAGAATACTCTTACCCACTATAAGCGTTCAGCTCAATGGCACGATAAGTGCGACGATAAGGGGTGTGTATGCCAGCACAAGACTGGTCCAGGGTACATAAAGCGAGCAAACGAAAGCACTCCGTTGATGCAACTTCAATCCCCATAGGAACTATTGTTTCCTATTACGGTGGAGAAGTAAGAGAAGGTAAGTCAGCAGCGGTTCGTTGCTGTATCCATACAGACAGCAGACGTAGTGCTGTAATGAACACGTATGACAACCTCTACTTCTGCCATACCTGCGGTAAGGGTGGCAGTTCAGTAGATGTTGTTATGCACATAGAGAACTTGGAGTTTAAGGATGCCCTCAATCGTGCAATCGAGATCATTGACGGAAGCGGCCAAACATTACAGTCAAAACATAAGCGCAGAAGCTCTAAGTTATCTCGAAGAACGTGGGATATCTGATGCTGTTGCCCAACAGTATTCGTTGGGTACAGTAACAGACCCTATCAATGGTCACGAGATGCACCAAGGCTGGTTGTCCATCCCTTATATGACAGCTAATGGTATCTGCGTGGGTTATAAGTTCCGCAGACTAGATGATGGTAAGCCCAAGTATGGATCACCTACTGGGCAGAAGGCACACCTGTATAACGTTAGCGATATAACTATTGACTCTTCATACATTGCAGTATGTGAAGGCGAGTTAGATGCGCTGGTCTTGTCTGGTCTTGTTGGCATACCAGCAGTAGGTGTACCTGGGGTACAGGCTTGGAAGCCACACTTTGTCAAGCTCTTTACTGGTTACGACACAGTTTTTGTTATTGGTGACAATGATATTAAAGAAGATGGCACCAACCCTGGCGCTGAGTTTGCCAAGCGTGTCGCGCAAGAGATTTCTAATAGCACAATAGTAACATTACCCCCATCAATGGACATCAATGACTTCTATCTGACCAAAGGTTTAGATGCAACGAAGGCTTTGCTACTAGGACAGAAGGATGAGTAGAGACGAATGGCTACAGATGGTACAGATTTTGCAGCATATGGGCTTCCAGATCCTAGAGATCAATATGGAAACCGAGACTATACTGCTTCGGCCTATGCCGACAAGGTAAATGAAGCGTTCATTGCTGATGTTTGGCGCATTATGGATCAAGCAGGCAATCTATTGGTGCGTAAGCATCACGACTACGGCCCAAAGAACATTGCTCATTCACCAGGTGGACCACTTAATGGTCTGCGTGTACGTATGTGGGACAAGATAGCTCGCATCAATAACTTACTAGACTCAGGTGTTAAGCCAAGCAATGAGTCATTGCGTGATAGCTTTGTGGATTTATTAAACTATTCTGCTATTGCAATGATGGTGCTCGATGGTGTGTGGCCAGAGGTAGAAGAACCTAATTGTGATTGAGCTACATAAATCTATCTACGACATAGCACCTAGCGTTGCAAGTGCAATAGCCCGTCGCTTTCGTGGTTACGTAGAACGAGATGATGTACTACAAGAGTGCCTTGCTTGGGCGCTTACACGTGGCACACAATTCAATGATGCTCTTAGTGAACCTAACCCAGTCCAACGTGTTATCAATGAGAAGCGTATTGCTTGGCAGATGAAACGTGCAGCAGAACGCTATGCTCGTAAAGAGAAGGCGGCTAAGTCTGGCTATCGCACAGGTGATGAAGCCTTCTACGATACAGCTATGATCGCACAGGTTTTACCTCACGTTATCGCATCCATTGTGGATGACACGGTGCTAGAGCAGGCTCAGAATCTTATCAATGATGGCTCACCTAAGAAGCCTAGCGTTCCAGCAGAAGGTGGCAACCTGCTTGCTACCTTGATTGATGTGAAGCGTTCATACTTAAAGCTTGAAGTAGAGGACCAGACCATACTTCGTATGCGTTACCACGAAGGACTTACTTTGCAACAGGTGGCAGGTTTACTAGAGTGTGCAGTATCTACCGCAGATCGTAGATGCACCAGCGCATTACGCAAGGTACAGAATGGCTTGGGCGGTGACAACCCTTGGCAATGAAAGAGATTGATCTATTCTTATTCTTATTGGATACCAAGTACCCTGACTTGCAGAAGTCAGAGGGTATCTATGACTCATTCGATTGCATTAGTCGTGACTCTTCTGCATACATAGAGTTGAAGTGTCGTAACACCCACTATCCCACACTACTGATTGAAGAGATGAAGTATCGTAAGCTGATAACGCAGGCAGCAGAACGAGATCTAGTTCCGTTCTACATTAACTCGACCCCAGAAGGGGTCTTTTCTTTTGACCTAATGGAAGTGCCAGAGCCTGAATGGTTTAGTCATTGGATGCCAGCGACGACTGAGTTCTCACGTTCTAATAAGGTCAGTAAGTTAGTAGGTTATCTACCAATCGAAGAGGCGGTAAAGCTCTGATGCAGTATGACTATCGTTGCCCTGATTGCAATGGGGAAATAACTATTGAACGCAGTATCCACGAGGACCCACGTGAGCCTTCTTGTTTTGATTGCCATATACCAATGATCCGTAAGTGGGACACACCTGCCATCACCTTCAAGGGTAAAGGGTTTTACTCTACTGGCGGATAGTGTTATGATTTATGTACCTCGGCAGCAAATTGCTGAGAGTGCTGGCAACAAGCTCTAGTCTAAATGACTAGGGCTTTTTGTCTTTGCAAAGTAAAGAACCCTACCACGGAAGGGTGCAGTAGGGTTCTCGTTACTCGGAAGAGGTGAGCGGATCAGACTGTATCAGTACCAGCCTCGTCTGTCGCTATGGCTGAGAGCGCGACACGCACTCCCTCCGTAGCGGTGACCAATGTATCGTAGGCCGTGAAGGATTTGTAGTTCAGGCTCTCTACTACGTTCTCTAAGGAGTTGAGCAATTCCGAAAGCTGAGCTAATTGGTTCTCCCTTAGAGTTCTTTGGGAAACCAAGGTGGTCGAAGCGGGATTCACGGGTCCAAAGTCGTAGGAGGCACGTCGTTTCTGCTCTCGTATAACCGAGAGCTTTACTAAATTTGTATGCAAGTTTTCTGTTCTCACTCTTCTCCTCCATTGTTGCCTTGGTTTGTATCGGCTTGGGCAATGGTAATTCCCCTAGCCTTTGCACGTGCAACGATACGAGGACTAAGAGTAGTCCCGTTAAGATCAATCCACGCTTTGCCTTCTTGCTCATCACTCACCTTTTCCTTCTCCAGCAATTCTTTATACGCGTCTGGGTAGGCTTGCGCCAGCTTCACCAAGGCACGATCTCTTGCTCTTCGGTAGTTACGGTAATAGACGGCCTGCTTTGCAGCACTCGCCAATCTCTTCTCATTGTCCATTGATCCTATCCTCCCATACAATTAGGACGTATGCCACTAGCATTACGCCTAGGATACCCAAGAAATAGCTCATTGATTCACCGCCAATACCGCATAGACAAGCTTGGTGATGTCAATGGGTTGGCCTACAAGGTGAGCATCTTCGTCGTCACTTTCCCACCCCGACACAAGGATTCTGCAATTGACAGGGCTATTGCGTAGGTAGCGGATAGCTTCGTGTGTGTCGTTGCCACCCCAGATAGCCTCACCCTTCTCATCTACCACTTCGTATAGGTTCACAAGTGGCGAGACGCGAGGGTGGAATGCAATTATCCTGTCGTCTGGATCTCCTAAAAATGGATCTCCATTGCTATCGAAGCGTAGGACTCTACTCATTCTCTCCCTTCCCTTCTGAATAGGCATCAACCATAGACAAGGCGTAGGTCATACGCATTAGATTCATACCCGCCTCCTTCTCTGTCTCCTCTTCTTGGATCTGGGTTAAGGCTAGGTCACGGCACAATTCTGCCTTAGCTTGCCAGTATTCTTTATTCATTACTCTCCTCTTCCTTCTCGCTTGGTAAACACGATACGCACCACGCAGTATCGTTACCCTCTTTCCCTCTTACTTGCCATAGGCCTTCACAGTCTGCCCACACTACGTCGTCTTGATCTAGTGGCTCTGAACATAAGAAGCACTTGATCTCCCTCTCCTTCTCCTCTTCATAGAAGATAGGATCGTTAAGCTCTGGCTCGTATCCCATTAGTAACTCCCGTCCTTAATTGATACCCAACCGCACCTATCGCACTTTACTTTGCCCTCGATAGTCTGACTATCTCCAGACATAATCGAAGCGCATACCCAACACTTACCGTATCCCATTACTCACCCGCCTCCTCTTGGATCTCCTTCACCACGTCGTTCACGGCCTTGTCTGGCACGTCCGAGGATAGTGAGATCTTAGATAGTGCCTCTCCTAACGCCGTGCGCCAATTGCTCGCCTCTCCCGAGGCTAACAAGGTAGGCTCTTCACCGCTGAAATCAAATAGCTCTACCTTATTCCACTTAGATCCCGCTTGGATCACTACCGTTATTACGTGCGTTGCTGATGTCTCTTCATTCATTACTTATCCTCCTTCGGGCAGTCGTCGTATGGGTTATCTTGTCCTTCATTATCTTCACACGTGCAGAAATTAAATCGCTCCACTTGGGTAGCGTGTGTCAATTCTGCAAGCTCGCTCCAGTACATAGTGTCTTGATCCATTACTCTCCCTCTCCTTCTATTACCGATACGTGTACTGGAGGGAATTCTCCAAACCCTCCCAGTTCTATTTCCTCATCGTCTAGCAATAAGGTAACGGTTATGTCATTGATAATCGTCTCGTCTATCTTCCCGATCTCGTCTTCTATGTTATTCATACCGTTGATAGTCGCTTGCTCGTACGCCTCATCACTTAAATTCTGAAAGTGATCGTCACCTTCTAGACATACGTTGGTAGTGATCGTTAAGTAATCGGTTACGAAGGTAACACGGTAGTCGTAGCTCATTATGCGCTCACCTTCCCATAACCTACGATTATCCAAGCACTATTAAGGATCGCATTCTGCCACTCTCCGCAATGCTCGCAAGAATAGTCTGCATTAATAGTAGATAGCACTAGCCCACGTAACCCGCAGAATCTACACTTATCCATTATGCACTCACCTTCTCCTTATTAAGCTCCAATAATTGATCCACTAGATCGCGTACTGAATCAATGGCGCTATCGTGCGCCTTCACCATAGAATCACCATTAAATCGAAGAGCCTCCACCTTGCCAGCTAATTGATTAAGGCTAGTGTGTACCGTGTGTCTCTCGAAATAGATCCCCGTCGTACCACTCTCTTCTACCGTACACTCACTGATTATGCTCCAATAAGATTTTTTATTCTTATCGTGGTAGGTGTACACCTTCACGCGGTAATTGTTATCTAACGTCCACGTGTCCACGCACTTACGCGATACGTGATTTAAGAATCTATCGTGCTTAGCATTCATTACGCCACCGCCTCTTCACTAGGCGTTACGAATCTCCAATTACCGCTCTCCCAATCTAAGTCATACTCTAGTGAGCGTGTAGCGTTATCGTACTTATCTGCCCATTCGGGCCATTCAATTCCCTTATCATCACTACCATAGAATGCTAATTCATAACCGCATTCGCTATCGTAAGTAAGAGTGGCGCGATAGATCTCACCCTCCACTTCTATTTCAAGATCCTTCACGTAGCTCTGGATCTCCTTGCTCTTGCATACTACGTTCATTACTTACCCCTTCCAAGGTATTTATTAGGGCGATTTACCCTCCCCTCCCCTCCACGTCTGCCCGTGGAGGAGAAGAGATAGCTAACCGCTATGACCTTACCTTACCCTATAAGTATTCGAATAGATCCCCGTCGCCGATTATGTCTTCTATGTCGGCCAAGCTATAAGGATCCTCGCCATAGATTAGATCATTCAATTGCGTAACGATCTCCTCCTTCGTATCTCCTATCACTCTTCCCCCTCCTCTCCACACTCGCATAAGTGACCGCACGTATAGCATACGAAGAGGCCCGAGAAGTGTGTACGGTACCCGTAACGCCTCTCTCCCTCCACTATTGCATAGAATCTATCGTTATCGTCTAGGAGCGTAGCTCCTTGGATCTCACGCTCACGACGTAGCGTGCTAACTCCGTTATTCACTTTCGCTCCCCTCTAATACTTCAATTCGATCAATGATAAGATCCAAGAGAATGCAATAATCGGCGGGGTTATCGAAGATAGGATTAGCCCTTACCCTCCAATACTCCTCGCGTAACACTTCTAATTCTCTACTCACTCTTCTCACCCTTCTCTTCGTAAGATCCGACGGGGATAATCTGCAAGATCCCCGCCTCTTGCAAGGCCTTCAATAGATCCCCGCTCACGCGCTCACCCGCTCCTTCTGCCCTAGTGTGATCCCCGCCAAGGCGTAGGCCTTCACGATAGCCTTCACCCGTGGCGCGGTTAGATCCGCGCTCACTATCTCTTCTCCCGTTGAAAGATCAACGAGGCTCACCCGATTCTTCTCGTATTTCATAGCTAACCCCTTCCAAGGTTTAAGATTCTGCCCTAGTGGCAGACTACCCCGCACGGCTCCCGCCGTGCGAGATAGTACGCTCCTAGAGATTACATTCGGCCATTGATCCGATGCAGATCCCCGTCTCATTGATCCACACGTTACCCGTGATCCAATAAGCTCCGACGATTAGGAGGCCGACGGCCACGCCTAACACGAAGGCCCCGCGCTTGGTTAGATTCTCCACGATTAAGCCTCCAATCCGTCTAGCATTATGGAGGCGTATCGCCACACGGGAGACACGCTTGGCACGTCTATTCGCGCTCCGTCGTACCAATCTTGGAACACGTATTCGATCCGCTTAATACCGTCGCCGTCGTGATGTACTTCGATCCAATCGGCGGGGCCTCCTCCGCTCCACGTTAGGCGGGTCACCTTGTAAGTCTCATAACCATAGGCGAATTCATAGATCTCTTCATTAGCTTGATCCCGTAGATCTTCGTCGCCTTCGTAGTCGTCGGCGATAGCGAATAGATCACGGAGCGCGATCTCACGATCCGTTAGCTCTTGGCCGATTCGGGCCTTGCAACTCTTGGCCTTGATCTCTTCTAATTGTGCGCCAAGCTCGTTAATTGTGTTATTCATTAGATTGATCTCCTTAGTTAGTGGCCACGAATAGATTGAATAAACCTTGCGCTATTTCGTCATTCGTTAGTACGACGATCACAATAAACGCAATAAACGGCATTAATAGCTTCATTAGTTAGCTCCTTCGATTTCTAGCATCATCGCATTAAGATCTTCACGGTATAAGTGAGTTAGTGCGCGATTAAGTGAATCAATAGAGTTGCGAATAAGTAGTGCCGTACACTCATTATTCGCTAGATCATAAGCAACTATTTCAATGATCTCTTTCGACTTCATTATGTAGATCCTTCCGATTAAGTGAGGAGGCAGATCCTCGCCACTAGGAAAACTATAACATACCTTACCGTATAGGGAAGGGAGGCAAGGCGGGAAGATTCGGCCACGTGTCACGAGCTCGGGCCAGATCCAAGGCGGGGAGGCGGGGCCAGATCCAAGGCGGATCCAAGGCCCGAAGGATCCAAGGTAAGAGTCGGGGCCGAAGGCTTGGCCCGTAACCCTTGGCTCAATAGATCAATGGAGGCGAGGCGGGGAAGGATCGAAGGCGCGAGGCTAGGCCGTAGATCCTTGGAGCCTTGGCCGTGGATCGCTAGGCCGTAAGGCCTTGGCTTTGATCGTTAGGCGGTTTATTAATTTGGTTAGGGGTAATTGTTACAGGGATCCCCGTGCCAGAAGGGGAGCCATCCCGCGGGAATCTTCTAACGGTACGGTACGGGGAGCAAGCGGGGCCTTCGGCCAAGCAAGGCCGTGCGGGTACGGCGAGCAGACCCCTAGGTGTTAAGTTTAGTGCGTGTGTATAGTATGTACCCACTACAAATATATTTCCTAAAGTGAACCAGATCACTTATTAATGTCCTAGTTTGTACCGTATTTATAGTGACGTTAGTCACATTCTGTAAATACTTTATACCATAGGCAGGAAATGAAGTTTTTTTCCTGCCTTATATACAGTAGGGGCGGTAATTGTGATAGCCCCGTACCGACTCGCTACGGTTACCCTACGCGAGTCCCTAGGACGAGTACTGACTTACCCCTCGCTTCGCTGTGGCTTGCTCGGGAGTTTACCGTATCCGTGGTTGTGCAAAGCACAACTTTTAATCGGGTGTAGTCTATCTATAACCCAATGAGATACTGGAGATCCAATGGCTGAGAACTCAGCAGATATAGCAAAGCGAATCATCTTAGGATGTGTAGCTGAGGGTATGACCATTGAACAAGCCTGCCTATCGGCTGGCAAGTCTATGAAAACATACGAGTACTACCGACGTACCGACAAGATCTTTACAGACAAGATTGATAGAACCCGCCTTGGACTAAAGGACAAATCCTTCGCCGCAGGCGATGTCCACGACATCTCATTTGCAGAATTCCGCCAACGTTTTCTTAACTCTCGTACCTTCCCTCACCAGCAAAATCTGGTAGATATGATCGAAGGCGTTGAGCCTTCCTGGTTACACCCTTCGATGAAGTTTGAGCCAGGGCTAGCCAACAACCGTATCCTTATTAACATCCCGCCAAACCACGCCAAGTCAATTACCATCACGGTAGATTATGTAACTTGGCAGGTAGCTCGCAACCCTAACTTTCGTGTGCTGATAGTCTCTCAGACTCAGCAACTAGCCGCAGACTTTCTCTACGCCATCAAGCAGCGTTTGACTCACCCAATGTATGAGAACCTTCAAAATGCTTATGCTGCTGGCGTAGGGTTTAACTCCAAGTCTGCCTCGTGGCAGGCTACCCGTATCACCTTTGGTGATGAGCTTCGTGAGTCCAGTGAAAAGGACCCGAACATTGAGGCTGTAGGTATCGGCGGTCAGATCTACGGTAAACGTGCCGATATGATTATCGTAGACGATGCGGTTACTCTCAAAAACGCCAATGAGTTTGAACGCCAGATCAAGTGGTTGACGCAGGACGTACGTTCTCGTCTTAACCCTACTGGTAAATTAATTATCATTGGTACCCGTGTGGCTGCAGTTGACCTATACCGTGAACTGCGTAACCCAGACAGATACCCAGGTGGCCTTGTCCCTTGGAAGTATCTGGCTATGCCAGCCCTGCTGACTACAGATGAGGACCCTGACAAATGGGAAACTCTCTGGCCAGCATCCGATGCTCCATTCGATGGGCAAGAAGAATCAGATCTTAATGAGGACCGACTATACCCACGTTGGAATGGTCGTAACCTCTACAACGAACGCCAAGCTATGGATGCTTCCACTTGGGCATTGGTTTACCAGCAACAAGACATCTCAGATGATGCCATCTTTGATCCAGCGTGTGTAAGAGGTTCTATTGATGGTATGCGCAAAGCAGGTCGCTTGGTTCCTGGTCACCCAGGCCACCCACGTGATGTCAACGGCTTTAGTTTTATTTGTGGCCTTGATCCCGCTATGGTTGGTGATACAGCCGCCATTTGTTACGCTGTTGATAGGGTTACACATAAACGCTACATTGTTGATGCTATTAAAATTACTCGTCCAACGCCTGCTCAAATCCGTCAGCTAATCTTTGACTGGACTTCCCTCTATAGTCCTAGTGAATGGATCGTGGAGAAAAATGCATTCCAATCATTCCTTACGCAAGATGAAGGAATCCGTGCGAACTTGGCCTCTAGGGGAGTGTTACTGCGGGAACACCATACTGGCAATAACAAATGGGACTCAGGATTCGGCGTTGCATCAATGTCAACTTTGTTCGGGACCAAGCAACACGATGGTAAGCACCACAGAGACAACCTTATTCACTTACCTTCTGACCAAACTGAAAACATTAAGGCGCTCATTGAGCAACTAATTACCTGGTCGCCTACGACTAAAGGTAAGACCGATATGGTGATGGCTCTTTGGTTCTGTGAGATCCGCGCACGTGAGATGCTCAACCAAGGTATACACGCAACACATCATATGAAAAACCCTTTCCTGTCTCGTTATGAACAGGGCAAGCGAATGGTCATCAACATAGATGAGCTACTTGCAGAAAAAGATCGTACATTTATCTAAGGAGAAATCTTGTTATCAACTAAAGAGGTTGCAGCGAAAGTAGCACGGCTACAAACACGCTACGCAGCACGTGACCAGAGAATGCGCGACGTGCTCTCTGTGCGTCAAGGTGACATCTCCAAGGTATACCCTGCGATGTTTTCAGAAGAATACCCAAAGCCTTTAGTTGCAAACTTCGTAGATGTAGCAGCACGTGACTTAGCAGAGGTAATGTCACCTCTACCATCTTTCAACTGCGCTGCTACCAATATGGTTTCAGACTCAGCACGTAAAGCTGCAGATACTCGTACCCGTATTGCTAATTACTACGTCTCATCTTCTGATCTTCAGATTCAAATGTACACAGGTGCTGACTGGTTCAACACCTACGGTATGCTCCCAGCGATTGTTGAAATGGACTATGAAACCAATAATCCGAGAATACGTCTGCTTAATCCTTTTGGTACTTATCCTGAAATTGATAGATTTGGTCGTACCCTCTCAATCTCGCAGATAATTGCAACCGATGCTGAGTCATTGGCAATGCAGTACCCAGAGTTCTATGACCAGATTATGCCACGCAATGTCTATTCACCTGGCTCACCTTATGTATCTTTGATTCGCTACCACGACAAAGACCAAGACTTAATCTTTATCCCAGAGCGTAAGAACCTAGTTCTATCTAATACACCTAACCCAGTAGGCAAGTGCCTAGCAGGTGTAGCTATGCGTTCATCTATTGATGGCGAAGCTCGTGGACAGTTTGATGATGTTCTATCAGTTCAGCTTGCTCGTGCTCGCTTTGCAGTACTGCAGATCCAAGCCGCAGAGAAGTCTATCCAAGCACCTATTGCTATCCCACAGGATGTGCAAGAACTCGCATTGGGACCAGATGCAATTATGCGTTCTGCTAACCCACAAGGTATTCGCCGTGTTCCACTAGAACTACCTAATGGTGTCTTCACCGAGTCAGGTGTTTTAGAGCGTGAACTACGTACAGGTGCTCGTTACCCTGAAACTCGTTCAGGAAACATTGACGCATCTATCGTTACAGGTCGCGGTGTACAGGCACTACAGGCTGGCTTTGATACACAGATCAAGGCAGCACAAGCACAGTTTGCTCGTTTATTTATGGACCTTGTGTCTATGTGTTTTGAAGTAGACGAGAAGATCTTTGGCAATATGACCAAGGAGATCAAAGGCGTTGACGACGGTACTCCATTCAATATGAAGTACATTCCATCACGACAAATTGCAGGTAACTACGGCGTAGATGTCCGTTACGGCATTATGTCTGGTATGGATCCAAACCGCGCCATCATTGCATTACTACAAATGCGCAGCGACAAGCTCGTATCTCGTGACTATGTACGTCGTGAGATTCCAATGGAGCTTAATGTTACGCAGGAGGAACAACGTGTTGATATCGAAGAAATGCGCGATTCTCTGCGGTTGGCTGTTGCTCAGTATGCTCAGGCCATTCCAGCGCTTGCAGCGCAAGGTCAAGACCCTAGTGAAATTATCTCCCGTCTTGCACAAGTTATCCAAGGCCGTCAAAAGGGTCTTCAGTTAGAAACAGTTATCGAAAAAGCTTTTGCACCGAAAGAACAACCAGTAGCGCCAGAAATGCCTATGATGCCAGGCGCACCAGGAACTCCAGCAGCAGGTGCGGCCCCCGTACCTGCCTCGCAGCCAACTCCAGAACAAGGCGGAGCGGCCCCTGCTGCTGGTCCAGAACAACGTCCAGATATAGCAACACTGCTAGCTTCTATTAGCGGCGCAGCATAAACGAGGGAGGTGTAAAATGAATCAAGGATCACGTGCAGCAGCACCTATGTCAAAGCCTGTTGAGGGCAAGAAGGATACTTCCAAGCCAGCAGGACCAGGCAAGGTGGTACCATCAATGATGCCAGCAGGTCGTAGAGGAACTTCTGTAAAGAAGGGTTAAGAAAATTTTAATTAACGGAGGTACTGGGCGTGGATAATAATAACAAGGTTCCACGCTCAGTACACTTCGCTGATTTTTTAGTAGTACTGGCAGGTTTTGTACATAACGTTGCAAGTTCTGTACAGACTGCAACAGAAGAATTAATGGAGATAGCTGTTTACAACGCTAACCGAAACTCAGAAGTAAATAAAGCTTGGGAACAATTTTCAAACGATTTAGAAAAGATACAGGAGGATACCGATGGTAGATAGCCCATTACAAATTGGCGGTCCAGGAAAATTCTCCGTACGTGAAGACTTACCACCGTCACAAAATTACGGTGATCGCAAGGCAATGGCAGAAGATATTGCAGGTGCTTCTACTTCTCCTAAGCCATCTGCTAAGGCTACGCCTGTTGCAGATATGGCACCACCAAAGCCAGAACCATTAGTAGGAATGTTTGCACCAACACAACGTCCTGAAGAAGACATTATGACTATGGCTGGTCCACCAAAGCCAGCAGAGGGTAAGTTGTCAGATACACTTGCAGCATTGCTTCCGTACGATCAAACTGGAGAAATTTCTGTTCTCTATCAGATGGCTTTATCTAGAGGTCAGTAGTGGGATCAACCTCCAATAACATTAGGGCCATCTCTGCTCAAGCTGGATTAACGCCAGAGCAACAAGAGCAGATCAATGGCTACATCAAAGCTGTAGACTCGCACCAGAAGTTAACATCTCTTCCATCTGACGTTGCAAAACTAGAATACTCAAAGTTAACTCCAGAGCAACAGAGATCTTTGAAGGATAACTTTGGTAACGTTGAGCAAAAACGTGGATGGCTAGGCACAGCACTTCATTACACAGTAGAGCCAGCATTTAACATCATTGCCGCTCCTGTTAAATTAGCATTTAAGGGTGTCCAAGAACTTTCAGATTTATCTACACGTGCTTATCGAACCGCTGCAATTGCTATTGACCAGAAGGTTGACATCGGTAAAGCGTGGACAACAGCCAATGATAAGGGCGATAAAGTATTTAGCCCATCACGTATGGCAGAAGCGAACCGTATCTTTGGTTCGCAGTATATGTCTGTTGCACAAAAAGTTGCAGAGGGTATGACACTTGACCAGATCATTGCAACTGGAACAGAAGCAGAAAAGCAGATTGCATCACGAGCATCACAGAAAAAAGATCCACTCTTTCAAGATGCACTAGATGCAGCTAACGCTGCTAAGTATTCTCCAGGTAGATTTATTGCTAACGCTATCCTTCCGCAGAAATGGGAAGGATCAGGTGCTGCATATAAGGCTATCTCTGGTCTTGGTGATGCCGCGTTTCGCGTATTTGCAGATCCAACATTACTTCTTGGTAAAGCTAAGAAAGCATATGATATTGGAAAGTATGCGCTAGATAATATCGTTGGCGATGCTGGCAATGTACAAAAGGCATTTGAAGTAGCAAGTGTACAGCGTTTTGACCAAGCTTATGTTGGAGCACTCAAGAAGTATTCAGTAGCTCGTAAGGCAGTCAAAGAAGGTGGCGTAGATCCACAGGCTTTAGTGCAGGCTGGTATTGAACTTAAGCGTATTGCTCCTGAGTTTGGTGATGATGTTATTGAGGCTATGCTTAAAGAAGGCGTAGTCGAAGCTGGCACTATGAAAGGCTTTCTTGCTGGAAGCGAAGAAGCACTGCGTACCCTCAAAGGTCAAGCAGGTCGTCAAGTTCAACTACTTCCACGTATGGATCTTGCACGTCAGACTCGGATTGCAGCGCTTACTACTGGCAATAAGGTTCTTCGCTTTGACCAAGCAGGCAAGCGTGTTAGCCGTGAAGTATTTAGCGACCAGACCACTATCGGTGGTATTGAAGGTCAACTAATGCGTCAGACAAAGTTTGTTGATTCACGCACAAATGAGGCCGCAACTGCTAACACTCCTAAAGAGTTCTTAAAGCAGATTGAAACAAACGTCATTGGTGAGATTGAGCGTAAGACTGCCAAGCTTCGTGCAGACGGTGCATTCCGTATGCCATTGGATTATGTCCAAGATCGCATTGACCGCTTTGCATCTAAGTTTTCAAAGGTTCCGTTCTTCCGCGACAATTTCTTTGACCCTAATGCACCAGATGCTGGTGAAAAGGTTTATCAGTTAGCACGTCTTGCTAATACTCGCTACAACTCACGCCTATTTGCAGAAGCATTCAAGGCTGGAGATGAAGCACAGAAACGTCAGATTATGATGGGTGTCTTCAATACAGTAGCTGAGATCCGTGGACTTAATAAAGTTCCTGGCGGTAAGAATGTTCTTGATAAGTTGGCTAATTCATCACGCGAGCAGTTGTTTGCTCCACGTATTTTAGTACGCGATGCCAAGGGTAAGCCAGTGCTCAATGATGACGGAACTTACCGTTACTTTGAGCCATCTAGTTTTAACGACCAACAGTTTGCTATCTTTGATTTCCAACTAGCATCAGGTATGACAGTTCCTAAGATTCAAGATCTTGATGGAATCGTTGACCGATACCAAGTGGCAAGTAGGATTATGAGTTGGTCGCACAAACCTTGGGCTGAGAACTTAACGTCTGGTTGGTCATTCTTGACTCTTGCTGGTCCTCGTTTTGCTGTACGTAATTCTATTGAAGATCTAATGGTTCACCTTGCAGTAGGCGATTCAATCTGGGGCTTAGCAGCAGGTAAACGTTTATCAACTAAGTTACGTACTGGTCAAGGCGGAGATACGCTAGGAGTTATCAATAAACTTGTTAAGCGTTCGGACCGTGCGCTATATCAAGGTAAGATCGAAGCAGCCAAAACCGTACAAGATGCTCGCAAGGTTATGGCAGATGCTGTTATGGCAGATAAGTACCTTGGCAAACTTGATCCACAGGCACGTGAAATTATTGCTGAGATGGCAGAGTTTGGTGCTATTGATGAACTGCTTGCAGGTGTTGCTGAAGGTGGTAAGAAAGGCATCACTGGTGCAGACCACTGGACGGATGCTCTTCGTACTGTAGATCAATTTGGCACATCTCGTGAGTACAAGATTAATGGAGTTACATACGCCAAAGATAGCGGTGGAAACTACCGCGAGTATTCTCCGATTACAGCAGAAGGCAAGATTGCTTGGGTAACAAGCATTGCTGCTATTGGTAATGACCCACTTGGTTCTATCGCTCTTCAATATATGTCAGACAGCCCAGAGTCTAGAGAATTTGCTATCAGGCAGATTATGAAATACATTGACTCTCCAGAATATGCAAAGCAAAAGGCTCGTTTCCAGCTATACCGTCCAGGTAATAACGCTGATGTACGAGTACACGCAGAAAATGTCTATGCTGCAACTCGCAACCTATTTGTTAATAGCCAAGATAAAGTAAATCAGAAGTTGCTAGCCAAGGTAAGTATTCGTACACCTGAAGGCGGCATTAAAATTAATACACGTGACTTGGGTATTGATGACTTGCCACAATTGGCAGAAGATGCACCACAGTTTATCTCTGGTCCAAGCATTATGCCTATCGCAGATGGTAACCCTGCTGGAAAGATCGTAGGAAAACACTGGGAATGGGTTGGCGAGATGAATGCTCGCTGGTCACGTGAGCCAATGGTTCTTTCTGCTGCTATTGATATGCGCAAGCGTTGGAAAAATGGTGGTCTAGAAGAGCGTTACTTGAAGCTCTTAACAGATCCTATCCGCAATAACGCCAAATTAACCGATGCTGAGAAGGCTGTCTTGATTAAAGACGCTGAAGCAAAGGGTAAGACTAAGATTATCGAACTAACACAGGATCTTGCTAAAGAGCGAGTGCTTGCATACGTTGATAACCCAGAGGTTCGCACACAGTTAGCATTCACAATGCGTAACTTTGCTCGTTACTATCGTGCAACAGAAGACTTTTATCGCCGTGTATTGCGTGGAGTTCGTTACAATCCAGAGTCAATCGCACGTGCATCATTGACATATGAAGGTGTTACACACTCTGGCTTTATCCAAAAGGACGATCAGGGTGAGGCTTACTTCATTTACCCAGGTATGCAACCAGTTTACGCAGCGATGTCTAAACTTGCTACAGCATTTGGTATCAAGGGCGCATTCGTCGCTCCAATGCCAGTAGAGTTTGGCGCAAAACTTAATATGATTACGCCATCTATGAACCCAGACTCTTTGTTCCCAACATTCTCTGGTCCATTGGCAGCATTGCCAGTCAAAATGATGTACGAATTGGTACCTTCACTCAAGGAATCAGAGAAATATCTCTTTGGTGAGTACGGTGAAGACCAGCCAATTATTAACGCTGTTTTACCAGCGCACATTAACCGTGCATTGGGTGCATTAAATAAGGATGAGCGTGATTCACAGTACGCATCAGCTTTCCGTAAAGCAGTTACCTACCTAGAGGCTACCGATAACGGGCTAAAGATTACAAAGGATGCACAAGGCAACGATGTTCCACCATCTCCTGGAGATCTAGAGGAATATCAAGACAAGTTAAAGGCAACAACTCAGACTATCTTGGGTATGCGCTTCTTTACTGCGTTGATTTTGCCAGCATCACCTTCAGTACAGCTCAAGTCTGAGATGGCTGGATGGGTTCGTGACAACGAACGTACAAGCTTTAAGCAGGTATTCTCAAACCTAGTTACTGAATACAATGGCGATTATACACGTGCTACTGAAGAGTGGATTAAACTCTTTCCAAAGCAAATGCCATACACAGTATCTGAGTCTAAGAAGAACACAGTTGCTGTTATCAAGTACGGCGAAGCAGCAGGTAACTGGGTAGATAACAACACAGAACTACTCAAGAAATACCCAGAAGCGGCAGCATTCTTGATTCCTAATATCGGTAAGTTTAGCTATGACGCTTACAAGACTATGATGAATGAAGGCTTCCTCAACAAAAAGCAGGTTGGTGACTTCCTTCGTGAGACACAGATTGCAACAGACAAGCAGTATTACTTCCAGCAACGCAAGGATTATCTAGCAACTTTGGCATCTACTACATCAGTAGATCAGAAGCGTTTGATTAACCAGCAATGGGATAATTGGTCTGGTCAGTTTATGGCTGTTCGACCACAGTTGCAGACAGAGTTTGCATCAGGTGGAGCATCAGATGTTCGTCGTGAGATTGCTATAACAGACCTTCGCAATATGCTTACTACTGAAAAGAACTTGCCGAAGACAAAGACAGTATCTGTTCTACGTCAAATGCTTCAGACATACGATAGCTTTAGCGCACAGTATTCATCTATTACAGATAGAACAGATGCTGCTCAGGATCGTAAGAACGCTCTTCAAGAAGGTGCTAAGGCTCAGTTACAAGAACTAGCTGCCAGCAATCCAAATACTAAATCAGCCTATGATGTTTTATTCGCATCATTGATCGGAGACTAAAGTGCCAGTAGGTAAAAGCAGTGGCGTAAGTAGGGTTGCTAAGCAACCTCCTGCTGGAACAGCAGACGCAACCTCATCTGGAGCGTGGAACCAAGGCGTAGTAGCTGATGTAACTTACATTACATCAAGCATTCCTACTGCTGCTAATCCAAACAATGTTCAAAAGGCAACTCAAAAGGAACTTATTCGTAAGTTCTTAGAGATGTCTCCACAGGAGCGTATTGGTATTGGTAACCAGCTCAAGGCTGCTGGCTATCGTGTAGGTGGATTAACTGGTCAAGCAACTACAGATTTGCGTAATGCTTATCTTAAGGCTTATGACGACTTAAATAAAGAAATTATCCTTGGTCAGCAACTAGACTTTAATACATTTTTAACTCGTGAGCGTGGAGCCACTGCTGCTGGCGGTGCTGGCCCACGTCAGCCTTATACACAAACAGACGAAATCAATGATATGTCTGCAAAGACTTTAATTGATGGGATTGTTAAGAGTTTAACTGGTCGTCCAAAGGCAACTCCAGAAGAACTTGAAAAATATACAGCAATGATTCGCGCTCAGCAAAAGAAGAATCCACTGGTTACATCTTATACAACTAAAGGTGGACAGACTGTTGGAGCAAAGACCACTGGTGGCTTTGGTGCTCAAGAAGCACAGCAGTTCTTAATTGACAAGATTTCACAGGGTGACGAAGCTAAGGCAACTCGTGCTTTGGATGCTTACTCAACGGTAGTAGAGATGTTTGGAGGGTTACGCTAATGGCATTACAGCCAACCCAAACAAACGAAGAACAACGTCTTCGTTCACAACTGCTCCGTTATAAGGCAAGCCTTGAAACAAAAAAAGGCAGTAGAAGCGTAGCTCTAAACATCTCTACTGACACTAAAGAAACTCCCGCACGTCGTGCTGAATTTGCAGCAAAGTATAAAAAACTTGGTGAAGAGATAGATGATCTTGAAGATAAGATTGACTTTACAACAAAAGAAGTCAACAAAGCCAAGGCTCGCAAGTCTTTAGCTGGCTATGATAAAGAAAAAGGACAGCAGCAACTAGATGACATTTCACAACAATATGGTCTTCTTGCAAAAGCATATAAACTTGACCAAGACCCTGCAATTAAAGCAAAGCTAGAAACTCTTGTTCAGGAATATAAAAAAGTTTCTACAAGCGTCATCGGTAGGCCAATTTCTCTTGTCGCTGCAAGATCAGCATTAACAGGTTCTGCTCCTACATTTGGAACACCTACAGGAACAACGCCTGCACCTGCTACACCTAGTGGTCCAACAGGAACTCCAGCACAACCTCCAAGGACTGCAACTGGTGGCACAACAGGCGGTACAACTGGTGGAACTACTGGCGGTAGAACTGGTGGAGCAACTGGCGGAACTACAGGTGGTACAACTGGTGGTGCAACAGGTGGTGGCACTACTGGCGGAACTACTGGCGGAACTACTGGCGGAACTACTGGTATTGCATTTCCACAATATGGCGGAGTAGATACGACAACACTTACTGGAATTGCTGCAGCTAGTGCTCGTCCACCAGTTGGACCTGCTGTTAGTAAGTATGATTCAATTCTTGCCAAGGCTCAGGCAGACTATAACCTTCCAGATATCATCTTTAGCAACGTCAAGTCTTTGGGTAAGATTCTTGAAGAGTACGTTAATGGAAAGATTGATATTGACCTATTCAGGCAGAAAGTTCAGAATGACCCTTGGTATCGTCAGAACTCTGCCGAGATTAAGGCTCGCTACCTACAGAAGTTTAACTACGAAGATTTGGTTAAGTCTGGTAACGCTAAAGGAACTACTGACTATGAGCAGAAGATTGCTCAGATTACTAATGATTTAATTAAGCAGTCTCGCACTCTTGGTGCTGCGATTGATGAAGGTCAGGCTAAGTTAATCGCCGAGGATCTTTACATTCATAACCAAGATGCAGACGAAGCTGTTAAAACTCGTCGTCTCGTAAACTTCATTCGCCCAATGGCTGGAATGATCGGCGGCAATATTACAGAAGATTTCAGTGGTCTTGCTCTTCAGAACTACCAAGGACTTCAAAAACTTGCTAAACGTAATGGCCTAAAACTAGAGAATATTCTTCCACCTGGAATTGATGGCAAGCCAGCAACAGCAGAAGAAACATTAAAGCGTTTGGCGTTAGGTGAAATAGATCCAACTCGTCTTGCACAAGACGTACGTAAACTTGCAGCCGTTGGTCAACCACAATTTGTTCGTGACCTATTAGGTCAAGGCATTGACTTGGATGAAATCTATTCTCCATACCGCAGAACTATGGCTAACATCTTAGAATTAGATGAAGGTCAAATTGATCTTACTGACCCAACGCTTCGTATGGCTATCAACGATAAGGGTGATATGAACCTATATGATTATTCAAAAGCGTTGCGTCAAGACAACCGTTGGCAATACACAGGTAATGCTCGTCAAGAGGTATCAGATGCTGCACTTACAGTTCTTCGTAACTTCGGATTTCAGGGGTAAATAAATGGTTCAACCACTAGATGTGTCACAAAATCCATACAAGTTTGGGACTCCCGAATACGATGCTTGGATGGCTGAAGCACGTAAAAAACAATTTGAAAATCCATCTCAATCTGGTACTTCTGAATATAATGCGTTTGAAGAAAGAAAAAAAGTATTTGGATATATGAATCCTGCAGGGGTTGACGATGACGGAAAACCCGTTTTTACTATGCCAGGATACTCAGTTTCAAAACAAGTTCCAGATAGGAACGGTATTCTTGTATCAAAAGAATATATAGAAATTCCATATGTTTATGCTGATGGCAATCCTGTTGACCCATCTAAATTATCTAAAAATGCTAATGCAGCAGCAGCATCTTTATCTGGAAGAAGCGTTTCTGGTCTTGGTACAGACGTTACTGTAGATGCTTTGCCTTATCAAAAACTTATAGATAAAGTAAATAAGAACCTTGGGCAATTTACCAGTTTCGGTGGAGATACTTATTTTGATCCTGAAACTAAAATGACTGTTGTTCGTGACGAAAATGGAACAAGTATCTATAATGAAAAAGGTAATTTATTAGCTGGTCCTGGTTCTGCTAGACAAATTGGTGTTGCTAAAGGTAGTGCAGGTATTGGTGCTCAAATTGATATCAATGCCGTTGGTCAAATAGGAACTCCTGGGTATAATAGAGCGCTTGGAAATGCCCCTAAACAGAACCTTGCTTATGCTGGAAGTGCATTACAAAGGCAAGCCTTTGGCGCTCTTGGTACAACAGCAGCACCTTTTATAGTAAATGGTGAGCCGTATACTGGTGTTGCAGGTGGTCGCAATTATGTTAATGGAATTGCTACAGATGGTGCTGAAGATGTAAGTACTGGCACAGTAACAGAAGAATTTGATATTCTTTCTCCTGTAAACGTAACGTCTACAGGTACAAGTTCTAATGTAAAGAATCCATATACACCAGGAACAGCACAATATAAAGCCTTTGATGAGCGCAAATCCGCATATGATTTGCTCTACTCAGAGTTTGATCGTTATGGACTTAGTTCTTTAGTTGCTCCATTAAAAAATCTGATTACATCGGGTGCATCACCATCAGAATTTGCAATTAAATTACGCGAGACAGATGCGTATAAGAAGCGTTTTGCAGCTAATGAAGCACGTATTAAGAATGGCCTTCGTGCTTTATCTGAGGCGGAATATATTCGTAATGAAGATGCCTATCAAGAAGTAATGCGTCGCAGGGGATTGCCACCAGAGTATTACTCTAAAGGTGATATGGGAATTCAAAAGGGATTTGAAAATCTTATCGCTGGAGATGTATCTTCTACTGAACTAGAAGACCGTATCGTTACAGCGCAAGATCGCGTACTCAACGCTAACCCAGAGATTGCTGCACAACTTAAGCAATTCTACCCAGGTATCTCTAATGGAGATATCTTGGCTTATGCCCTAGATCCTGCCAACGCTATCAACCAAATCAAGCGCAAAATTACTGCTGCTGAAATTGGTGCTGCTGCTGGAACATATGGCTTAGGAACAACAGTAGGTCGTGCTGAACAACTAGCAGGTGCTGGCGTAACAGAAGCCACAGCTCAACAAGGATTCAAGACCATATCTCAGGTAGGACCACGTGCTGGAGTTCTAGCACAGTACTACAAGCAAGATCCGTACACACAGGAAACTGCCGAAAAGGAATTCTTCGGTCTTACTGGAGCACGTGAAGCTGAGATGCAACGTAAGAAGCTTGCAGAACTTGAGACACGTGCCTTCCAAGGCAGTGCTGGAGCTGGAGCAATCGCTAGAGATCGTGCTGGCGTACTATAAATAAAGCCTGCCAACGGGACGACTGGTCCGTTGGAGTGATAACAAAACCAGTAGTAGGAGCCACACCACCCGCCCCAAGGTGAATGTGAGGCCTGCGTCAAACTAACAAAGAATGGGAGAAGGACCTATGTCCAACTATGACTACGAGGATGATGACTTCGATACCGAAGACACCAGTAATGATCTCGTAAAACAACTGCGCAAGGCTACTAAAGCAAAAGACAAGGAACTGTCCGAACTAAAGGCACAGTTTGAAAGTCTCAATAAAGCGCAAAGAGAACGAGCAATTAAAGATGCCCTCGAAAGTCGTGGGGTAAATAGCAAAATTGCTTCATTTATCCCGCAGGACATTGACCCAACTGAGGAGTCCGTGTCTAAATGGCTTGCAGATTATGCCGATGTATTTGGTATTGATGTAGGTCAAAACCAGGCAACACCTAATGTAGATCCAGCTCAGGCTGCTGCATATAAGCGTATGACCAATGCTGTCGAATCAGGATCATCTCCTGAACATAATGACAACATTATGCAGAAACTTATGAATGCAAACAGTCGTGAAGAACTGGATGAAGTCATTAGATTGTCTGGACTCTAATCCGATCCTAAAACAGAAAGGCTAGACCACAAATGGCTATCCCAACAGGTACCCCTACCACCACGTCTAGCATCAGCAACCTCGTACAAGCAGCATACGATCAGTATGTAAGAATGGCACTTCGTTCCATTCCTGTTATGCGTTCACTTGCAGATGTTAAGCCAGTGCAACAGGCAATGCCAGGATCATCAGTTGTTTTCTCAATCTATTCAGATTTGGCTCAGGCTACATCTACATTGACAGAAACTTCAGATGTATCAAGCATTGCACTAGGTAACCCATCACAGGTTACAGTAACACTGAACGAATACGGTTCAGCAGTTACAACAACAAAGAAGCTAAACCTAACTTCTTTCAACGATGTTGATTCAGCTCTTGCTGACATCATCGCGTACAACGCAGCAGATTCTATTGACAACGTTGTAGGTCAGGTCCTCTCAGCAGGAACTAACGTGATCTACTCAAACGGTCCATCAGGAACTGTTCCAACTGCATCATCAGGAATTCTCCCAGTAGACACAATGACAGTTGCGGATATCCGTAACGCTGTTGTTTCACTACGCACAAACAAGGCATTGCCTCGTATGGGTGAACTATATGCTGCATACCTACACCCACGTCAGTCAGCCGATCTTCGTGCTGAAACTGGTACAGGTGGATTCCAGGAACTAACAAAGTACGTTGAGCGTACACCGTTCGTTGCTGGTGCAGTAGGCGTTATCGAAGGCGCTTTCATCGTTGAGACACCACGTGTTCTAAACGGTCTAAAGTTGTCAACAGGTATCACACCTACAGTTGCAATCACCAACGTTGCTTTGACATCTAACGTAGTAACTATTACTACAGCAGTTGCTCACGGCCTCGGAACAGGTCAGGTTGTAACAGTTGCTGCTACAACTAACACAGGTGTTAACGGCACATTTACCATCACAGGTACAACATCAACAACATTTACATACGCATTGACAGCATCTAACATCACATCAGTTGCTGACACAGGTACTGTAACATTTACCAATAACTACCGCGCAATCGTCGCAGGTCGTGAAGCATTGGCTGAAGCACAGGCAGCAGACATCTCAACCGTTATCGGTCCAGAGATTGATGCGCTACGTCGCTTCCGCACAATCGGTTGGTACTACTTCGGAGGCTTTGCACGCCTTCGTGAAGCAGCTCTATATCGCATTGAGTCTGCAGCAACAAACGGATAATTCCGCTAGTGCAACGGCAGAGGGTAGGGAAACCTACCCTCTGTCACTTAGGAAAGGTTGGATATGCCATACACACTAATGACTCCGTACCAGTGGCAAACTTGGGGAACGGACTATAACGAGTTCACTCCATACTCACGCCTTGCAGGTCGTCGCTTTAATGGTGGAACTATTGATGGAGCTATCGCTCCTAGTATGACTGATATCCCACGAGGCCAAACTTTAATTGTTAATGGGACTACGGTAACTGCTACGTTAACTCCAAGCCAAGATGATCTAGCAGCAGCTAGTTATTACTTCCTTGGTGGTCACGAGTACGAGATCAGCGACTACCAAGCAGGAGTTCTTACCGCTGCTGGATATGGAAGTTGGTTAACTCCAGTATGAGTCTACATAGAAGGCAGACACATCCAGAATATGTTGAAGGATGCTTTGGCTGCAAGATAGGCGAGCTAGAACTAAGCGTAGGAGTAGCAAACCATAGAGGTTTGCCTACGGCAAAGCAGCACGACAAAGAACTACAGTCTTACTATGACGCAACACGTCAGGGTATAGAACCACGTTCAACAAAGAGCAAAGATATAGATGCAGCAGTCCAACTTTCCAACGAGGCTGGTAAAGCTTTCGATGGGATCTCAATGACATTCAAAGACTAAGGAGAAACAATGCCAAACGTAGACGGAAAGAAGTTTCCATACACAGCAAAAGGTAAGATGGATGCAAAGAAAGAAATGAAGAAGAAGATGATGAAGAAGGCAGCCATTAAGAAGATGGGGAAGAAGAAGTAATGGAAAACTACACAGAAGATATTACAAAGTACCCAACACCTGATAAGCAATACGATGGTGCTAAGAAGTACGAGACATACGAATCAATCCAAACAGGTGCTCCAGGCAAGGCTGCTAAGTAATGAACAAGGCAGAGAAGAAAGCTAAGGTCGCTAAGGTAATGCGCGAGTTTAAGGGTGGATCACTTCATTCTGGCAAGAAAGGCCCAGTAGTAAAGAACAAGAAGCAAGCAGTTGCTATTGCTCTATCTGAGGCAAAGATGGCTAAGAAGAAAATGGGCAAGAAGAAGTAATGGCTAAATCTCCAGCGTGGCAAAGAGCAGAGGGCAAGAACCCAAAGGGTGGCCTGAACGCAAAGGGTCGTGCCTCTGCCAAAGCGCAGGGGATGAACCTCAAGCCTCCAGTCAAGAAGGCTGAGGCAGCTAAGTCTCCCAAGGCAGCAGGACGACGTAAATCTTTCTGTGGTCGTATGTGTGGGATGAAAGCAAAGAACACTTCTAGTAAGACTGCTAGAGATCCGAACTCAAGAATAAACAAGTCACTTCGTGCTTGGGATTGTAGTTGCAAATGAAAAAGAAAGTAGCTTTCTGGGATAAAAAGAATCCTAATAAGAAGTCAAAAGCATTAACGCCTGCACAAAAGACTGCAGCAAAAGCACGGGCAAAGGCAGCAGGACGACCTTATCCCAATCTAGTAGACAACGCAGCAGCGAAACGAACTAAGAAGAAGTAGGAGATATACGGTGGCACTAGGACAATACGGCACAACGTTATTAGATGAACTTAATCGTTTGGCTAATGGTGGCACCTATAGAGCACCAGGAGCAATGGTTGGTGAGGCACTAGCTGCTCGTCAATGGGCAGTTGCACGTTCAGTATCAACAAACTTAACAGACACAGTGGGAGTTCTTAATGCGATTGCGGGTACGACTACTACTAATCGTCTTGATTACAACGGTGTATGTAACCTCATCGCTGGTACTTTTCAACTACCTGCAGCGCAAGCTCTCAGAGCGGTGTCATCTTGAGTGCTAAATATAACTTGGTCTGCGACCAAGCAACTACATTTAATTTCCAGTTCCAGATCAAGAATGATTCAACACCTTGGGACTTAACTGGCTACACAGGAACTATGACTGTACGCCCATTCGTTGGTGCTAATACTACAACTGTAGTTGCATCCACAGCTAATGGTCGTATGGTTCTTACCGCACTGACTGGTCGTGTTAACATTACACTCAGTGCAGCAACTACTGCAGATATTGCAGCAGGTCGTTACGCATACGACCTAGTACTAGATTCAGGTGCGGAAGTTACACGTATTCTTGAAGGTAAATTTATTGTGACAGGAGCTGTGACAACTTGACCACAATCATTGTTATTGAAAACATCACACCACAGGTTGGTGTAGAACTTTCCCAGGATCAAGGTCCACAGGGTGGTCAAGGCCCAACAGGTTCAACTGGACCAGCAGGGCCTACTGGCCCTATCGGTGCCACAGGTCCGACGGGATCTACTGGCGCAACTGGTGCGACAGGTACGACAGGAGCAACAGGTGATACAGGAAGTACTGGACCGACTGGCCCGACGGGTGCCACTGGTCCTGTTGGAGCCACGGGAACCACAGGACTTACAGGCCCTACGGGTCCAGCGGGAGCAACAGGTGCAACAGGACCTGTTGGCGCTACAGGAGTCACGGGAGCTACTGGATCTACGGGACCAGTTGGAGCAACTGGAACGACAGGAGCGACAGGTCCGACAGGACCTGCAGGAGCGACTGGCCCACAAGGTGCCACAGGTGACACAGGCCCAACAGGGGTAACAGGAGCTACAGGAGCCACTGGCCCAGCAGGTGCTACTGGCCCAGTAGGAGCCACAGGCTCACAGGGTGTGACTGGAGATGTCGGACCTACAGGTGTAACGGGCGCTACAGGCCCCGCAGGGGCTACAGGACCCGTTGGAGCAACAGGTCCTCAAGGTGTTACAGGAGATATTGGTCCGACAGGACCTGCTGGTGCAACAGGCCCAGTAGGGGCTACGGGACCGCAAGGAGTTACAGGTGATGTTGGACCTACTGGTGTTACTGGTGCCACTGGCCCTATTGGGGCTACTGGTCCTATTGGAGCGACTGGACCGATAGGTGCTACGGGACCAACAGGTCCAGCAGGTGCAACTGGTCCAACTGGTGCAACTGGTCCGACTGGTTCTACTGGACCTGGCGGAGATCCTTCACTAACTATTAACGCACAGACTGCCTCATATACTTTAGTTCTATCTGATGCAAGCAAGTTAGTTGAAATGGGCGTAGGCACAGCAAATAACCTAACAGTTCCATTGAACTCAACTGCAGCATTTGCCATAGGTACGCAGGTCAATGTTCTTCAAACTGGAGCAGGTCAAACTACAATCGTGGCTACAGGTGGCGTTACTATCAACGCAACACCTGGTCTAAAGCTACGTACACAGTGGTCATCTGCAACACTCATCAAGCGCGGAACTGATACTTGGGCGCTAGTTGGGGATCTTTCAGCGTAAGATTCTCGTATGAGATTCCACGTTATCAGCCTGCCCCATACACAAACAACTAAAGATTACATCAACTGCGCTTATACCGAAAAGGTTAGACGCTTTTGTATAATGATGAAAGGGCTAGGCCATACGGTCTATCTCTATGCTAGCGAGGATAACGAAGCTCCAGTAGATGAGTTGATTACCTGTATTACTAAAGAGCAACAGCAAGAAGCTCTTGCAGGTAAACACTTTACAGAGGCTGAGTTTAATAATGAGTTACCACACTGGCAGATCTTTAATGGCAAGGCTATTGAAGAGCTAGGCAAGCGCCTAGAGAAGAAAGATTTTATCTGTCTTATCGGTGGAGCATCACAAGAACCGATTGCTAAGGCTTACCCAAATCACATCAGCGTAGAGTTTGGTGTGGGCTACGGTGGAGTATTTAGTAAGTACAAAGTCTTTGAATCATACGCTTGGATGCACAGCATCTATGCAATGTTTAAGAATCCAACGATGGTAGATGGCAACTTCTATGATGCTGTTATTCCTGGTTACTTAGAACCAGAGATGTTTCCGTTGCAAG